CTGACTGAAAGTGTGCCTGACATCGCCACCCACGCGCGCGAAGTACGCACGGGCGCACGCACATGGCGTCAGCCGTCCCACAAGCCACGCTAAGCCACGTAAGCAGCGAGGGTGGCACTTGGTGCCACTCCCTGATTTCAGGCCGTCAGCGTTGGTTTTAGAGCATGTAAATGCTGAGCGCTGGCAGGCCTGGTGAATAGTGAAAGTGAGTAAGTGAAAGCATGACAGTTGTAACCATGTGCGATGATTGCACTGACAAGAGCAGGCCGTTATTCTATGGCGTACATCTATGGGTGTTAGATGCATGCGCTAAAGGCCTGGTTGTAGGCATCATATTGACCATTGTTATTGGGTACTTGTAAGTGAATTACAAAGCGCGGTTGGCTGGTCATCCCAACCGGTCCTGCACGTTTCAACTCGCAGGCTGTAAAGGCGTTTACAGCGAGCGCAGCGAGCGTGCCTTTATAGGCTGCATAGGATGAAACGACAGGACCGGTTGCCATGACCTTTGTACCGCCTGCGCTGGAGTCTCCGCGCAGCAACCTTGAAACCGGGTCATTTGGTCCCAAGGTTGTCAATTGGGCAAAGCGTAGACTGCACTTGAAATTGGATGCGTGGCAGGCGTATGCGCTTGACAGAATGCTAGCGCATGACGCTGACCGCAATTTGCTGACGCGCTTGGCGTTGGTTTCAGTTGCGCGTCAGAATGGTAAAAGCGTTATTGTCCGTAGCCTGGTTGGATGGCTGCTGGATGAAGGCAACAAATGGGACACATTCCGTAAGTGGGATTTCATTTTGCTTGCTGCGCATGATGCCAAGCAGGCGCGCATTCCGTATGACTACATCAGGCGCGATGTACTGACGTACTCTGATATCAGTGGCTGGGGACATACAGCGAGGCGTCAGGGTGTCAACAGAGCCAGAGCAACGCAGTACACAGGCATTGAGTTGAATGGCGTAAGGGTAGATGTTGCAACCTCTCAGGCTGGCTCAGCGCGCGGTATATCGCCTGGGTTGATTTGCTTTGATGAGGTACTTACGCAAACTACTTTCAATACGTATGAAGTGCTGTCGCCTGCGCAGGTTGCAATACCCAATTCGCAGATGCTGATGACAAGCACTGCTGGCTACGCTGACAGCGTTGTACTGCGCGCTATGCATGACAGGCTGTACAGACAGAGCACAGGCGCAGAGCAGCATGACCCGTCGTTTATGGGACTATGGTGGCGCGCTGATGATGATGACGTTGGCTTGGATTGGGACCAATTGCTAAAGGCTAATCCGTCATTGGATGGCGGTAGATTGTCCCGTAAAATGATTGAGTCAGAGTACCTGATTTTGCCTAAAGGCTCATGGGTTAGGGAGCGCCTAAACCGTTGGCATGATGAAAGAGTGGACGCACCATTTAGCATCGCTGCCTGGGGAATGTGCAGGATGCCTGAGCCACTCGCGCCAGCATCAGTGGCTGGTGGCTACGTCATTGCCTGCGATGTACTCTCATCATGGTCAGAGGGTAGCATCATTGTAAGTGCCTTACGTAAGGATGGTAGGGTAGGCGTTGAAGTACACAGGCACTTGCTTGCAAGGCCTGAGCGTCCACTGACAGCGCCTGACTTTGTGCGAGAAGTCAAGGCGATTGCTGATAAAGTGAAAGTGGATGCAATTGTTTACAGCGCCAGCAGTGCGCTAGCGCCAGCGTTTGAGCGTCATGCTGCTGAAACGCAATTGCCTTACAAGTCAATTGCTGCTGCTAAAATGCTCATGGCTTGTGCTGACTTTGCAGAGGCTGTTACTGCCAAGCGCATTGCCCATGATGACCCATTCCTAGACTCTCAAATTGCAAGTGCGCAGCGTAGGTTTGTGGGTAGCGATGGTGCCTGGCGATGGACAATCAGTGTGTCTCCAATCACAGCAGTGATTGGCGCAACTCTTTCAGTTGCGGTTGCTGCAAAGAGCGTTACACCAGTGCAGGTATTTTTGTAAGTTGCTTACACTTTATGAAAGTGGTATTATGTATATGTGAGTAAGAAGCATCGCAACTCTACCCACAATATTGAAACAAGGCAGGTTGGCCTGCCAGCGCCTGTGACTGTGCCCACAATGCCTGAGAGAAGGCTTGTGGGCACAGCCTTTTCAATGATGTCTCTACCGTCAATGGCATACCCACTGACCATTGTAGAGGCTGCTGGAGTGTCAGCAGTTAGGCGCTGCGTCAGTCTAATTGCAAATGCCATTGCTGGTCAGCGATGGACAGAGTGGGAGGGTGAGCCACCCACTAGGCTTGAAACCGTCAGCAGAATTGTCAAGCGTCCTGCTGCATCCATGACCCGCAGGGAATGGGTTTGGCGAGTCATTGCTAGCCTGGCGCTGACTGACATTTCATACATCTACATGGTTGGTGGCGTAGATGATGAAGGCGTACCTGGCAGCCTGTTGCCTCTGCCAAAAGAAGCCATTGCGCCTACGGGTCAGGTTGACCCTTGGGGAATTTTTCCGCCTACTGCATACACCATCAGTGGCATTGCTGGCACAGTGAGTGGCGAGGCTGTCATTCCTATGCGCAGTGCATTCTGGCCTGGCGTGCCTGTGCATTTGCAAGGCGTACTTTCAATGGCGCGCAATTCTCTAATGTCTGCATTTGCATCTGATGCATATGTGTCGCGCTACTGGCAGGCAGGCGGAACGCCAGTAACGCAGATTACAACTGAGCAGGAATTGGATGACTTGCAGGCTGGCAGCATCGCTGACCGATGGCGCGACAGGCGCAGCAAAGGACCGGATTACCCTGCTGTCCTTGGCAAAGGCGCGCTTGCTCAGCCCTGGGGAGCAGATGTTTCAGGACAACTTGCGGTAGAAGCAAGGCGCGACATTGCTGCTGAGGTTGCAAACCTCTTTGGCATTCCATCGCATTACATCAACGTCAATCCGCCTGGCTCATCCATGACGTACAGCAACGTGCAGGATGAGGCGCTAAGCCTAGACAGGTTTACGCTTTCAGGTTTCTATGACCCTATTCAAGACTTGATTACAGACTTGCTGCCAGAAGAGCGCTTCATGCTGATTGATATGACGCGCTTGACCCGTGCTGCGCAAGAGTCAAGGTTTAGAGCATGGGCAATTGCAACTGGTAACAAGGCTTGGATGACGCCTGATGAAGTGCGCATTGAGGAAGGCCTTGCACCCAATGACACCATTGATGCCATTGTGGATGCGCAGAGTACAGGCGCTGAGAATGCTGCTGCAATTCCGCCTGCTACAGCAGAGCCTGAGGCAGATGCAGTTGAGGAAAATGTAAGTGCCTGACATTCAGACAACCTCGCTTGGCAGCATTCAGGTCAGGGACGTTGAAGGAACGCCTGGCAAGTTTGAAGGTATGGCACTGCCATACAATGAAGTCATTGAAGTTGCTTACGGTAAAGAGCGCTTTGTTAGAGGCGCTTTTGCAGAAGCAGTTGCAGCCATCAATGCAGGCGAGCGCATCGCCTATCTCAACCGTCATGGCGTTGATGGTGGCGTGCCTGTTGGCGTTATCAATCGAGCGCAGGAGCGAGCAGAAGGCCTTTGGTTTTTTGGCGATTTCCTTGACGTGCCTGAAACGCCACAGGCGCGCAGCCATGTGTCATCAGGCCTGAATGGCGTAAGCGTTGAATTTGTGCCTGGCAGGCATAGGCGCAAAGGCGATGTTATTGAGCATTTTGCTGGTGCGAGGCTGGCAGCAGTTGCAGGCAGTTATGCGCCTGCGTATAGGCAGGCGCGCATTGCGCTTAGAAGCGTGGCAAACGCCACAGGAAGGAATGGTAGGGTGCCTAACCTTACAGTTGCTGCGCTTACTGAGCGTAGGGACACAATCGTTTCTCAGATTGCCGCAGTGCGCAGCATTGCAGAGACTGAGGACCGCGCGCTAGAAGATGCTGAAACGCGCGACATTGAGACTATGACGGGTCGCCTTTCCAACATTGACGCGCTGATTGTTGAGGCGCGCGCTGATGAGCAGCGTAGGGACGCAGAAAGGCGCTCACTGCCTGCGCGCGCTGCGAGTGGCGCTCAGAGCCACCCTGCGATTACAACGCGCACAGAGGCGGTTTATGGACCGCACAGCCAGCACAGTTACTTTGCTGACCTGATGAACAGGGACGCTGCTGCTGTTGAGCGCATGACCCGCCACAAGGCGCTTGTGCTTGACCTGGCTGGTCAGATTGACCGCGCGGTTGACAGCAGCGACATTGCCAGCGCATACCCTGTGCAGAATTTCCCTGACCTGTACGTTGCTGACATTGCGTACTCAGGACCGCTTTCTGCATTCTTTGCAACTACAACCATTACTGCACCCAATCCAATCGCAGTGCCTGCCTTTGGCGCAGTGACTGGCGACACTGACGTGCAGACTGCTGAGAATGCTGCGCTGCCTAACATTGATATTGGCACTGCGCCTATTGCTCTTACGCCTAAGACAATTGGCGGAGAGGTTATTGTGTCCCGTCAGGCGGTTGATGGTGCATCGCCTGGCACTGACGTTATCATTGGTACTCAACTGCGTGAACTGCTTATGCGCGACACTGAGCGTGAAATTGCGCTTGTGCTTGAAGCGCTTCCTACCAGTGGCGCATTCCCTGATACTGCTGGCGTTGGTGGCGCAGGCGCTGACCTGCACAATGGCATCGCTGCTGCGCTTGGTGCGTACTACGCTGGCGCTGCTGCTGGTGGCGTTGGCGCGCGCATGCTTCCTGCTGAAGGCGTCTTTGTCAACGCTACTGATTGGGGAAACCTGACAGGCGCTGTTGATGCAAGTGGACGCTCACTGCTGACTTACGTCAATCCCGTGAATGCTCTTGGGCAAATGGGTGGCGCGCCTGGCTTTCAGTCTGCTGTGATTGGTGGCGTTCCTGTTACGCCTGCATGGGCATTGCTTGCACCCACCAATGAGATTGTTGCACGGCGCAATGACGCGCGTCAGTGGAAGTCTGCTGTGCTTGACCTTCGCCTGATTGAGCGAGAAGGACCGCAGTCAATCGTCTTTGCAATTTGGCAGTACTTTGCATTTGCTGTCCTTCAGCCTAAGGGTGTTCGCCGGTACACTTACACCAACGTTTAGGTTGTAACGCACTTACACTTTAGGAGTATGTCAAATGACTGAGAAGGATAAGCGCGCAAAGCAGGAAACTGCTGATGATGCGATTGACGCTGAGGTTGCAGTGTCTCAGGAAATTCAGGAGCAGGCTGGCAGTGAAACGCCTACCAGCAGCGATGTTGGAAAGCAGACACTGACTAAGGCTGACCTTGGGTACGATGTTACCGTGGAAGGCGTTCCGCCTGATGAGGAAGCGCTTGCAACCTCGCAGCATCCTGGCGACCCGTCTGCGCATGAAGAGACTAAGCGCAATCCCGGTATGGCTGGGAGCGAGTCAAAGTAAATGCCTGCTGTGACTGGCGCTCAAATTCTTGACTATGTTGGCGTGAAAGCGCCAGCAGCGTCTGATGAAGAATGGGCAAATGCAGTTGCAAAGGCAGTTACCGCAGGCGCTACCTTTCTGCTGAATGGTGCAGTCATTACTGCACCATCAGCAGCAGAGGATGAGTTGAATGTTGCTTTGCTGATTGCAGGCGCAGAGGCGTACAAGCGCAGAGAAGCAACATTTGGCTTGACTGGTTATGCTGACCTAGAGGGTAGCGCAATCAGGGTTGCCAAGGATTATATGGAAGGCGTCAAGCCAATTGTGTTTAGGTACGGAAACGGACCTGGCATAGGATGACGCTCAAAGCGAGCAGGCAGGTTTTGCTAGATGTACTTGAAGCATCTAGCATTCCTGCTTACTACGGAATGGGTCGCTTTAGTGCGCCATGTGCGCGCATCTTTCCTGGTGAGCCTTGGGTCGATTTGTCAGGCTTGGCAAATGGCAGGCGTACACAGCGCTGGGAAATTTGGGCAATTGCTGGTAAGGCTGACAGCCTCGCCAATTTTGATGAATTGGAAGCACTGGTGCAACAGTGCAATGATGCTGTAAGTGGCTTACAAGGTTGGTCGCATCCTACATGGCGCAGGCCTGCCATAACTGATATGGGTGGCGTCAAGTACTTTGCCTGTCGTGGACAGGTAGAAACAACACAAGAGGTTTGAAGTGGCGACAATTCTGTTTATGAAAACCGCGCTGTTTACTCTTGATGTTGCTGGCGCTGCCTCGCCATTCCAAGGCGATGCTGCTGACGTGCATGTTGAAGTCAGCGCTGGCGATGTTGTTGAGTATCCTACGCTTGACGGTAACGTTGCCAGCAACAGCGAGCCTGAGAGTTATGCGCTGGTCATGCGCGCTGGTCAGGATTACACAAGCACAGGCCTTGCGCGCTTCCTGTGGGACAACGCAGGAGAAACCGCAGACGTTACCCTAAACGCACATGGTCAACTTGCAACGCCTGGCGCTGAAACGCCTGCGGTTACAGGTCAGGTCAAACTGGTGCCTGTTGCTTATGGTGGCGAGGTTGGCACATTTGCTGAGTTTGAGGTTACCCTTCCTTTCATTGCAAAGCCTGTCCTTGCAATTGCATAATGGCTAAACCGCAGTTGAAGGTTGAAGGCGCGCCTGAAGCACAGCGCGCTTTCAACAAAGTGGCTGACAAGATTGATGACCTGTCTGACGCGCACAGGACAGAGGCAGAGGCGCTGTTGTCTGACGTGCAATCAGCGACCCGTCAGGACACAGGCGAGTTGTCATCTGCTTGGCGCGCTGATGGTATTGCCACAGAGGCGCAGTTTCTAAATGACATGCCATACGCCAACATTCAGGAGTATGGCTCTAGGTACGTAGAGCCTACCCTTGCAGTGCAGCAAGCGTTTGAAGCCAACACAGAGCGAACAGAGGCAGTGTACGCAGATGCGCTCAGAGACATTGGCGAGTCAGCAGGATTTGACACAAAATAAGGTTGACCTGGCTGACGTTGCAAATACGCATCCTGTCAACCAAAAGACAGCAGTGCTTGACCTGAATGCGTTTGATGCCTCGCAGTTGACGCTGCTTGAAGTGCTTGACATGGCAGACACTGTTGGTATTGAGACTGCTGAGTTAGGCGCAGTCATGAAGGGTGGCAGCACGTCAAAGCGTATGCGTCTGATGTACGCAATGGCTTGGTGCATTGCAAGGCGCGCTGAGCCTAGCCTTACGTTTGAGCAAGTCTGTTCCTGGAAACTTGAAGTCATTGGCGAGGTTGACGCAACTAAGGCAGAGCGTGCTGCAAAGCGCGCTGCTGTCATTGTTGGCGCTGCAAGTGTAAGTGGCTTACCACCAAGCGAGGCAGGCAACCTGACAGTTGCTGAATTGGGTGCATACAGAGACAGGCAGGCACGCACAAACCGCGCGCAGAGGCGCAGCAGGAAGGCTGGCTAAGTGGGAGTCACAGGCAAAGGCATTGCGCTAGTTGTCAGCATTGTTGGCGATGTTACAGGCCTGAGCAAATCGCTTGATACTGCTGGCAGCGATGTAAAAGGCTTTGGCAGTGGCATGCTTGGCACTGCTGCTAAAGTCTCTGTTGTTGCTGGCGCTGCGCTGGCTGCTGGCGCTGCCATTGCTGAAATGACAAAGGCTGCTTCTGATGACCGCGCAGAGCAGCAGAAACTTGAAAAGGCAATTGAGTCTGCTGGCGCAGCAACTGCAAATAGCACTGCGCAAGTTGAGGCTGCAATTGCTGCTGGTCAAGAGCGTGCATTTTCAGACTCTGAAACGCGCGAAGGTTTGCAGTCTCTTGTAACTGCCACAGGCGATGTTGGCAAAGCAACTGACTTGCTGACACAGGCGCAGGACATTGCGCGCTTTGCCAATGTTGACCTGGCGACAGCCTCTGAGGCGGTTGCAAAGGCGTATGCGGGTCAAGACGGTAAACTGCAAAAACTCATTCCCGGTATGGAGAAAGGCGCGACAGCAGCAGAGACAATTGGCAATGCCTCTGAGATTGCTGCTGGTCAGGCAGACTTGTACGCTTCCTCTGCTGACGGTATGGCAGCCAAAGGTAAAGATGCCTTTGGCGAATTGTCAGAGGAAATTGGCGCTGTGTTCCTGCCTATCCTTGACGCTGTGCTTCCAATCATTATTCAGATGCTGAAACTGTTTGGTAAACTCATCCATGCAGTTTTGCCACTGCTGGTGCCTGTGCTTGAAAAGGCTGGTAAGGCACTTACACTTATGGGCAAAGTGCTTGAAACTGTTGTTGGTTGGATTATCAAACTGGTTGAGTGGGTTGCTAAGGCAATTGACAAACTTGGCGGTTTCCTTGACTCGCTCAATCCGTTGAAGAATTTCAAGATGCCAAGCCTGCCATTCATGAACAGCGCCAGTACGCCAGCAGGCCTGAGCGCTGCAACAACTGCAACTGGTGGCAGCGTTGGTGGCGTTACCTTCAACATCTATGGCGACCCTGCTGTTATTGAAGCGCGAGTTACAAAGGCACTGCGCGACTACGCAAGGCGCAATGGCTCAGCAGCAGTGTTTGGCATTAGCAGATGACTCTACCGCCTCTGCCTGCTATTGGCGCTGCGCGAGTTGAGATTTATGGCGCTGTTGGTGTCAAGTGGGATGAAGCAGCATGGGACGTACAGCAATGGTCAGCAACTGATTGGATTGACATAACGCCACAGAGCATGGTTGTTACTGCTTCCTGGGGAGCAGATGACGCCATTGGCGTGCTGACTGCGCCAGCAGCAGGGTCATGGACAATCAACACATATGACCCATTGCGCCTGCTTGACCCGTCAAATGTGTCATCTGATTATGCAACTGCAATCAGGCCTGGCAAGCCAATCAGAGTGTCATACATCAATGCCATTGGTGAACGCAAGATTGTGCGCCAAGGCCTGATTGATGAAGTTGACTATGACATTGTTGAAAAGCGCGGGTCGCTGCGTGGCACTGATATGGTGCAGTTGCTTGTCAATGCAACTGTTGCTGCTGGTCAGTTGCTGAAAAAGAAAGGCGTACCAACGCCATTCCCTGCGCCTCTGACACTGCGAGCCAGAGCGCAGTATTTCATTGACATGGTTGGCTTGCATAAACTGGTGCCAGTTGAGGCTGTGCCTGCTGGCGAGGTTGACCCGCCTGTTGGTCCCGTTATCAAAGAAGAAGCCTCAGCATGGCAGCACATACTTTCAGGCGCTCTTGATGCCTTGTACGCTGTCTGGCTTGACCGCACAGGCGTACTGCGTTTCAGGTCATTTGGTAATCCGCGCGACACAGGCTTTCAGGTTGGTGGCGCTGACGGTATCCCAATCAGCAGCCTGAGTACACTAGGGTCATTGCAAGGCGTTTACACTCGCATTGTTGCGTTTGATGATGGTGCACCAACAGTACCTGTAACTGCTGTGGATGGACGCAAGGCAGAGTTGTATGGCGACATTTCATACAAGCGTGATACGCCAGTGCCTGACGCTGCGGTATGGACAACCTCAGTGCTTGCTGACAGGTCAGGCTCAGCATTGCAGTATAAGCCTGGGACACTCTACCCACAGACTGAAGATGCACTTGAAAGCATTCTTGATTTGGGTATGGTTGACATTGCGCATGTGCTAGTTGAGTCAGTAACGCCTGCGGTTGATGTTGCGCCGCGCGTGCTGGGTGGCGAGGTTACAGGCGACACAGGCACAGGATGGACAGCCAAACTGCTGACGTATGTGCCTGCAAAGGAATGGGAGGAAGCAGAAACGCCTGAGCCACCCATACCGCCTGTCATACCGCCTGACCAAACTACTCAGGTTGTCCGTACTTATGACTGCCTGAAAGATGCGCGCCTTGCACATAGTGGCTCGCTTGATGCTGGCAATGGATTGGATACCAACATTCCTATTGGGTATGTTGGCGGTTACCGCAACCGCGCAGTGCTTGGCTTCCAATCAATTCCTTGGTCAGGCGTTGTTGAGGTAGTCAAGGCTGAATTGCTGCTAACTGTTGGCTCTGAGTCTTGTGGCGCTTTTGGCTCAACGCCTAAGGTCATTGTGCTGCGCCTTACAGGCAGTTTCAGCGAGGGTACATATAACGTTGATTGTGGGTTTGGTTCAGGCAATGCAGTTGTCTACCCTGGACCAAACGCTACATCAAGTGGACAGGCTACAGCCACAATGCCTACCAGCAGTGGAAGTAAAAAGACAATTGACATAACTACCATTGCACGCGCTTGGTTTGGTGGGTCATCGCAGTACGGATTGCGCATTACATCTGCTGGCGAGGATAGCAGCAAGTACACTACGTCAATCTATGCGCGCCATCATTCAACTAGTGGAAACCGTCCACAGTTGAAACTTACGCTCAAAGTCAAGGTATGAACGCAGCAACTGCATTTGCGTTGAGCAATGCAATTGCAGCAGGCGTCATAAGCACAGCAATCGTGGCATTGGTAGTAATCGTTTGGTTGCTCACAAAAGATAAGGACTAATGTAAATGACTGACATTGCAGCACAGCGACCCGCAGCAGGCGCGCCAATTGAGTCTGCTTGGGGAGGTCAAGTGCATGATGCCATTGAAGGCATTCAGGCTGGCACTGCTAGTATTGTTTTTTCTGGTGGAACAAATGGGTCAGCCTGGCTGACTGTTACATTCCCACGCGCATACACTGCACCGCCTGTGGTAGTTGCCTCGCCTCAGGTTACATCAAATGCGTACATTGCCAATATCAATAACGTTACTGCAACTGGTTTTGTTGTTGGCATGTCGCACAAAGATGCATCATCCAACATTAGCGCGGTAACGCTTCCTTGTCATTGGATTGCTGTCGGAACGCTGGCATAGTAATGCGTTTGGCTCTGCCTCTTTCTGTATACCGCATTACGCCTCTGCGCTGGTTGCTTTCTGTAACTGCCTGGCGGTTGCTTGAAAGAGACTCAGGCAGGCCTGAGGCTGACACATACGGGTCGCCAAATTACAAGTACGGAAAAGTAACTGACTTACATCCTGACTTGAAGGTAACAACAGAGACAACTGAAACGCCATACGTTTGCTGTGGATATTGCTCTGCTGCTATGGCATGTCGCTGCGCTCGCAGTGGCTTGTCAACATCAATGTCAAAGACAGCGCATCCAATTCGCAGCGCTGCTGGCAGGCCGCATGACAATGGCAACAATGCAAGCGAGTTGCGCGCAGGCGCAAATGAGGCTTGGGACGTTACCCTAAAGTCAATTGCTATCAGTGAAATTCCAAACCGCCTGCGCGAAGGGTATGCGGTTACTATTGGCTTGCAATACGCTGAATTGCCTGACTATCTCAAAGTGCAAGGCAATGACTTTGGACATGCATGCTGCCTCTTTGGATGGGAAGAGGATGGAGACTATGCAGGTTTCTTTGACCCACTTTGGCCACAGGATGCGCGCGGTGCTTGGGCAAAGTGGACAGACGTAAAGGCTGCGCTTTGGTCAGACGGTAATCATTCAACTACTACAGTCAAGCAGACTGAAACGCCTGAAGAGCCTGAGCCTGAGCCAGAGAAACCGCCTGAGCCAAAGCCATTACCGCCAGCGCCTGGCTATGACGTTGGGTATAGGCGAGGCGTTGAGGATGGACGCAACCTGATGGCAGATGAAGTGTTTGCGTCTTGGTTTCAGCCTGAGCAGCACGGCAATGGACGCTGGGACGTTAGCGAGTGGGATGAAGGCAAATGGGTACAGTTGCCTATACCGTTGAAGGCGGTTGCTGAGTCAGGTACGCCAGCAGGGTTTGACAAAGCGCGTTGGACAGCCTCGCTTTGGCTAAATTGACAGCACTGCATAATTTGATGTATACTCTGCATAACCTCCTGCTGTCGCTCTGGCACAGTCTCCAGCAGGAGGTAACTCACTTACATTCTCAGAGACTGCCAGCAGGATGACTGTGCAAGTAGTTACTGCTACTGTTGAAGCATCGCCTGAGCATGACGCCAGCATTGTTGGCGGTTATGAAGCCTGGCAGGGTGGCGGAGATATTGGCGCGCTGCGCGCATATCAGGCGTACCATCCAAACGCAGCAATCTACACTGTCACATACCGTGGACGCACTGTATGGATGACAAGCAAGCAGCGCGCCATTTGGCATGAGGCGCAGAAGTATTGGCAGCGTGGAAAGAAGGACACTCTTGAACGCATCGCCAAGGTTGTAGGTTGTTCGCGCGCTACTGTGTCGCGCTTCCTGCGCAGGCTTGACCTATGGCGTTTCATTGACTTGGTATCAATGCGTGGACGCAATGGCGGTACAGTCATCCTGACCCGCACTGACCCGTACAATGAGAAGCCTCAGCGATGGACAGTAAGCGCTAGAAAGCGCATACGGGACATGCTGGCTGCTAGGTGGAAGCGAGAGGCGCTGAAGCGCTTGCAGCCTGTCCTGGAGCAATACAGACGTACAAGGCCTGCTGTGCCTGTCCTGCCTAAATGGTGGGATGAGGCAAAACAGCAGACTTGGCAGACTGGTAATACGGATGCAACTTTTATACCAGCAAATGACTAAGCGAGGCGCCTATTGAGCAGCAGCGAACATTTTCAATGGTCAACCGCAATCCGCGGTTTGTTTTGGTTTGAGTGAGACAGTGCCAAATGAGCAAACCTGTTTACTGCCAGCATCATCTGCTAGAGGTAAACTGTGGTAAGTGCCTTACATCAGGCGCTTGGGACATTCTCAGAGCAAGCAGCGATTTGCGCAAAGCAGGACACTCGCGCGCTATCTCATGGGCACGCGTTTACCTTGGCCTGGAAAATAGGGATGAGGTCAAAGGCGCGCGCGCAGTTTGGGATGATGAGAGACAAGAATGAAAGTGCTAGTAGCCTGCGAATTCTCAGGCATTGTCAGGGACGCATTTACCGCGCTGGGACATGACGCAACCTCATGCGACATTATCCCGTCAGAGCGCCTGAATGGTAAGCACATGCAATGCGATGCAATTGAAGCAGCGTACTCTCAGCATTGGGATTTGATGATTGCGCATCCACCATGCACGCACCTGGCAGTAAGTGGCGCAAAGCACTTTCATCGTAAGCAGGCAGAGCAGCAGGAAGCGCTGGCGTTTGTGCGCTCACTCATGCGAGCGCAGCACATTGCGCGCATTGCAATTGAAAACCCTATTAGCATCATCAGCACGCATATACGTAAGCCTGACCAAATCATTCAACCGTGGCAGTTTGGGCACAGGGAAACCAAGACGACATGCCTTTGGCTCAAAGGCCTGCCACGCTTGCAGCCAACGCACATTGTTGACGCGCAAGGGTACTCAGCAGTGCATGCAATGGGACCAAGCAGCAGCAGAGCCAAGGACCGCAGCCGTACATACGTTGGCATCGCGCGCGCGATGGCTGAGCAATGGGGAAAAATAGGTACTTGACAGGCGAGGCGCGCAGGGTGTAAGGTACTTACATCAGAGCAATACAGCAGGAGACAGTGCCAAATGTCTAACTACACAAACCCTGACACCTATGCCAGCGCAATGCGCCTGGCAGCAGAGGATGAGATTGTGCCTAAGACTCACAAGGAAGCATACCAAGCGCATACTGTCGCAATGGGAGAAGCGCTGCGCGCAGCGTCTGACACGTTGGTTGAGTTGTCAACTGCTGACTTGACGCCTGGTGATTTGGTCAACGCCATTGACGACATTGGCACCATGCTTGTCATCGGTAGGGAGCATGCTCTACGCATGTGCATCTACTATGCGTTCATGGAGTCAGACGCAGAGTACAAGAGCAGATACCGCGCGCGCTACAATTCCCGGTCATGTGGACATGACGCTGCTGACCTTCTCAATGGTCGCTGCCTGGGCGTTGGGTGCCAAGGATAAGGAAGCGCAACAATCTTGACAGGCCTTACAACCAAGGTGTAAGGTACTTACATCAGAGACAGAGACAGTGCCAACCAATCCACTAGGCCTGGTGGCACAGTCTCAGATAGGAGACTACGGAAATGGCTAAGACTGCTACGGACCTGGCTGTCGTTCCGCCCGTTGAGGCGCTTGAAGGCGAGGTTGTCATTACCAATGACAGCACGCCAGCAGCGAAACTTGAGGCGCTGGCAACCAATGAGAAGGTCATCAAGAAGAATTGGAAGGCTGCAACTGACAAGGTTGCCAACGTCTACAAGGCGCTGACAGTCATCCATACCTTTGACCTTTGGAAGCAGCACAAGGACGCAAACGGTAAGCGCAAGTACAGCGCGTTTGACAAGTACCTCTTTGGCGAGTTTGGCTGGGAATTGTCCAGGGTCCGCGCGCTTCAGATTATCAAGGCGACCCGCGCTGAGATGATTGAGGCAGGCGAGTTGGATGCTGAGGCTGCTGAGCCTCGCCAGCGCTCTGCGCCTGAGGTTACCTCTGAGCGTGCAGCCAAGGTCACTGCTGACCAGTTGCAGAAGGCTCTGGATGCCTTTGGGACGCGCGTTGACAACATTGATGAAGGCGACCCTGAGAAGGCTCTTGTGACTCGCATTTTCAATGATGTCAGGGACGCGCTTGCGCCTGCCATTGTTGACCTTCGAGAGGTTGTTGCTGCTGCTGAGGCTGCTGCAACGCCTGCCACTGACGCAGACGACGACGACGACGACGACAGCGACGACGACGACGACAACGCCTGACGCGCTACAAGCAACGCTGATGCCCATTGGGCATCAGCGTTGTCTACATGTAAGAGGCTTACAATGACAAGGCTTACAGTGGCTTTTGGGACGTTGCGCAATGCCTGCCTGGCTCATGGTTTCAAGGCTCGCCTGTACATCTTTGAGGGTGGGGAAACCGTTGAGATTGCAGATGACAAGAATGGCGCGCAGATTGTGCGCACTACAGCAATGCATGGCGATGACGTAGCAGCAGCAACGCTGGCAGCAGCACAGATGATTGACATGCATCTGCTGTCACTCGCAGACTTTGAAGGCTAGAGACAGTGCCTGCGCTTACAGCAGCAAATGACCTGGTACGTGCTAGAAACGTTACCGCCTCAGAGGTTGGCGCGCTGCTTGACAAGCATCCTTACACTAACCCAACCAAGATTTATGACCGCCTGATGACGCCAGCAATGGATGAACACAGAAAGTCAGACGCAATGGCTATTGGCTCATTCCTAGAGCCATACGTTGCTAAGTACGCTGCGCAGCGCCTTGGATTGAGGCTGCGAGCAGCAACGCGCAGCATTGAGTACAAGCCTACTCATGGCAACCTGCCAACGTCCCTATGCGCTACGCCTGATTACTATGTGCTGGGTCAACCTATGCTGGTTGAAATCAAGGTTAGCAGCATCATGTATGGCTGGTCAGAAGATGACTTGCACCCACATTATGAGTGGCAGGCACGCGCGCAACTCGCTTGCACTAACAGGGACGTTTGCATTGTATGTGCCCTGGTGGGTAGTACTTTCTACAGCATCCCTGTTGTAAGAGACTTACAAAAAGAAAGGAGGATGCTAGAGGCTGTTGACCAATTTTGGTACAAGCATGTAATGGCAGGCGTCAGGCCTGAGCATACTGAGCAGACTGCGGTAAAAACCGCGCGAGTCACAAAGAGGTAATGAGACTGTGGCAATGAACACTAAGGGCACGCCAGTCTACGGTGCGACAGTTGAGGATATTGTTCCTGTCCTGCCTGCTGGCATCTACCCTGCAACCTTTGAAGGCATTGAGAATGCCAGCAATGACAATGGCTCATTCTGGCTGTGGCGCTTCATCGCTCGCAATGGCGATGAAGATGTGGAAATGACTGCTACCTCATCGCCTCGCATTACGCCTCGCACCAAGGCTGCTAAGTGGCTTGCTGGTATGGGCATTGGTATTGAGGTTGGCACTGACCTTGACTTTGGTGCCCTGGCAGGCATGCCTGTGCAACTGGTCATCATCATCAGCGACACAGGGTACAGCAGGATTGACAGCGTGCTTCCTTATCCCAAGGAGCAGCAGAAGAAGGCTAAGTAACATCGCCTACAATCAACGCTAAGGGTAGCAATGCAGAGGGTGGCACATTGTGCCACCCTCTCACTCTTTGAGGCACCATGAGCCATCCTGGGTCGCTACGCTTCATTGTGCAGGCAGAGCCTCGCAGCCAAGGCAGTATGACTGCTGTCTACAATCGCAGGCTAGGCATATCAAGAGTCAGGCACGCCAATGCGCCAGCGCTTTCAGAATGGCGTACTCAGGTCAGAGCAGCAGCACGCGCAGCAGGCGCGACTAAATGGGACGGACCAATTGGCATGCGTATGGTGTTCGGCCTGCATGCGCCACAGGACAAACGAC